GGTGATAAGAAGATGGCTGGCTAATCGTTATTGAGATATTGTAGAGCAGGTGGTAAGATACTCAAGGGATTGCAATTGAGAAGGCAAGCCGAGCATAAACTATTAATAACATAGGATAGGACATGGATAAGACAGAGATATTAAGAACGGCTAATGAATACATCACTAAAGATAGACAGATTACTCATGGTCAAGCTGAATGTAACTTCAATAACATAGGTAGGCTATGGTCTGCATACCTCGATCATCCTCAAAATGCTTAATGAGTTTAATGCCATTATCTGATATTCGCATTATTTTTTACTGAATGCTTGACTACCAAACCAAAAGCCAATAATAGATGTCAATATAGCTTCTTCTGTTTCACTAAATACTGCATTTAAAGCAGTAGCAAAATCAACACCTGATTTAATAGCCCATACTAATCCTGCAATATCAACAAACAATAATAAAAATACAAATAGATAAGTAACCACAGGTCTAACCGATGATCTTAAATTAATAATCCAACCTGATGCACCTTTCGCCATTTCAGTATCATTTTGATAAAGAGCTACTTTTTCATCAGCAAACGCTTGGGCTTGCAATCCTTCAAGATGTAAAGCTTCAACCTTTTCTTGACTTGCAAATCCTTTTTCTGCCATTGCTAATTGTTGTTGATTCATTAATGCAGTCATCTCACGCTCATGTGATTGATCGCCTTTAGCTTTAAAAAAATCAAGTAAGCTTGGTAAGCCTGATGTTGCAAATCCTAATATGCCTGATAGTATGCTAAACATTATTTACCCCTTCTTTGAATGTCATGTTCTTCAAGTATGCGAATACGCACATTGAGTTCACCCATTTGCGCCCTTAATTCTTCTTTAAGTTTTGCTCTAGCTTCTGCTGATATAGGACTATCAGTTGGCACGCCTTGTTCTGTAATAAGGTTAGGCATTTTAGATTTAATGCTAATTAAATCAGCTTGAATAGATGTCATTGAAGTAAGCAACCATGCAATAGCAGATACAATTACAGGAAACAACATACTCGTTAATTTAGATAAATCCATTTAAAACTCCTCTATATCAAATTTATACATATCACAAATTCTTTTAGCAAATCTATTAAACCTAGATTCATGCTGATCGAAATCATGGTGATTGGCTTTATACAATGCAACATGAACGCACTCGTGCATCATAGTTTCAAATATCTTGTGAAAAGTATCGCAACTCTTATCTATTTCTATTCTCATTGGCTCTGTATGAAAATAACCCATCACTTCGCCGTCTGTATCTATCACACTAAATGAAATCTTATGCGGTTTAGGCATCATCATTTCATTAAATGGTGGCAATTCAGTGCATAATCTGTATATCTTCCGTAAGTTCTGCTTGGTCAGCAACTTGTTTGGCATAGTCTGTGTCATTATATTCAACAATTCCATTAGGTGAGTAATAGAGATAAATGCCCTTATTTTCTTCTTGAGTTTTTAATGTGTGATGGGGCGCACACAAACTTTGAAACAGATTACTTTTAAATTTGTTTTGATCTTGTCTATGTGGAAATACATGGTCTATATGAATTGCTTGAACCACTTTTCCATTGAGTAAGCAAGCTTCACATAATGGCTTCTTGCTTAATTGAATTGTTCTTTGTCTTTTCCAAAAAGCAGTTGAATAAAGTTTACTATTCTGTTTGCCTTTTTCTGTAATACCACCACCATGATCGTTGCAAAAAGTTGATCGTATAGTCTTTGGATTATTGCAACCTAATTCTCGACACTTTGTATTAAGTGGCGCAGTTGGCATTTAATCTAAAAATGTAAGCTTGTAAATTGTAGAATCAAGTAAGCTCATTAAATTATCCACGCTATTTTGTATGGAAGTGTAATCACCTACAACTGATCTATTTTCAACAAGAAAATCTCTTACTGCCATAACTTCTTGAAGCGCATCTTCAGTTGGAGCTTCATAGGTTGATGGATATTGCACAATAACTTGATAAGCGCCTTGCCATTCCTCAATGATTGAATCAACAAGATCAGGCAATTCTTCGTAATACTTTTGAAGTGCTTTATGTTCTGAATAAGATTTGGTCTGTAAATGTAGAATATGACCATTAGTTGCTGCATGAAGTAGTTTTAAGAAGAATTCGCCAATTGTAACTGTAGGCATTGATGGAATTTCGTTTTGAGCTTCGTGAATTGAATATACTTTTTTCATAAGACTACCTATTCATAAAATAAATGATTACTACCATGATAATAACACCGAACAATAATTCTATCATAATTCACCCTCTAAAATGGTTAAAGTTTGTTGTAAAAGCTCTGATTCTGACCCATACTTTTTTTCAAATGTTTTTTGACCCGAATGAAGCGCCACACCATGACCGCCATTTTGATGATGAAGTGGACATAAAGGGATAGCCAAACTCCAATGGCTACGCATAGCCAATCCAACCCCATGCCGTATGTGATGAATATGTGGAGCTGAATAGCCAAACCCAAGATTGCGACACACAATACACCCGATTTGAGATAGTCTTTCATAATGCTTCCTTTCGTCTTTGGTCATACAAGAACAAAAGCCCCAATTGGAATAAATACCATAGGTTCTACATCTTGAGAATCGCCACGATCATAACGACCACCAAAACCATAGCGCACTTCCATATTATCTTGCTTAACATAGTAAGTGCCTTCAGTAAAATGCACAATTAGGATAAATGGTATTTTAGTTTCATTAGTATATTCTTTGCCCCTCATCCATTTATTTAATGAAAGCATGTATTCAGGATATTTACTGATAGATAAATTCTCACGCCATTTAATTTCAATAAAGGCTAATGGACTATTCCCACGCATAGCCATCCAATCAACATGATAGGCAAACGGAAGCTTCTTTAGTTCACATCGCCATTTAGGCTCAATAATAGCTTTAATCTTGTTTTCATTGGAAAGGTCACGAGTTGTTTGATATATGGGTCTATTCGTCATTTGACCATCCTAATTGGGCAAAATAACTCTCAATATTCTGTATATAAGATGTAAATTCCTCGACTGTAAGATCAGTTGTTGAACGAACATAAGGAACTTGAACTTCGCCAATAGTTTTCTGTTCAGACAAGAAAAGATGTCCACAAAGCATGTGAACTTCCATCGGAAGATATCCCGTAAAGTTTGAAATGCTTTTATACAACCTACCCCAAAGGAATTTATTGGCTTCAATCGAACGACCCCTAGCCTTTTCTTTGATGGTAACTTGAGGTATCTTGCCTTCTTTGATTAAGCCTTCCAAATAGATCGTCAATTGCTGGAGGTTTTCCTTGCTTACTGTCCATTCTCTCTGCTTCATCTTTTAGTTCCTGTGGGTTGTCGTGTATTTTAATCATCTTCGTGCCATTCCATAAAACATATCTATTTGCGCCATCCGCAAGAAGATAACGGGAAATATAAAAATTATTGCGCTCAATGCAATATTGACTAACTTTCTTCCATTTGATTTGTGTCGTTTGCATTTATTAGCTCCATATCATAATTATTAATTCGATTCGGAATCATAATGCCATCTTTTAAAATTAATTTATTTTTCTTAAAAGGTTTGTAATCGACATGATGATGCCACCTATTAAAACGCCATACTACTTTCGCCACATCAGGGTGCATATCTTCAAGCATTTTAGATTTATTCATAGTGCCTTCGCCCTCATAAAATTCTTTAGTGTTTCCACCTTTGATTTTTTGAGTAGCCATCTTGCCTTGAAGTAGAGCATTGAACTGAACTGTGCAATAGCCATCTTTTAATACTCTTAAAGATAAGTCTGTGTCTTCATTGTAACGACCACGCCATCTATAAGGGATATCGTTTCTTATCAGTAAACAACTATAAATTCTAGTGTTAGTTAAGAATGGCGGTCTAGCTTCATTTGAATGACAAAAGTTAGCGTAGTTAAGACCGGCAATCGCAATGTTTGTATATCTTAAAATAAAATCTTCACACGCATAAAAATAAGTGCCATCGTTGCAATTTACTTTCATGTTCTTATTAAAGCGCTCAAAGCTTTCTATATTGTCATCCATCACCCAATGCCAAGCAAAACCATTCTCTATTGAATGATCCCATGCAAAATTTCTTGCAGCTCCTGGACCCGTTCTTGGATCATCATCTTTCCAAAAGGTATCGTATTCAGTCTTATATTTTTCAGGAAGGATAAGAACTTTATCTTTGCCCACCAAATCACAATATTCTTTGTATTCCTGTTCCTCAACAACCATGTAAAAAGGAATATTCATTTCTGTTAATGTTTCGCTTGTAGGATTCTTTCTAAACCTTCCCTTACTTACAATGTAAATAGGAAATCTAGGATTCTTGGAATTCTTAACCCTATATCTATACTTACTAGCTTTTTCTTTTAGCGGATACCAAGCTTGCTTTTTTGTTTTGGTTTGTTGCCCATCAAATAACTTGTCGCCATCATAAATATATTTCTTTGCCTTTTCTTTAAATTCTTCATAATCATTTAGATTTCTAAACTTAAAGGTAGCAGTTATTTCAGCTTCAGGTTCATTGATGTTACTGTATTCAGGCATATCAATCCAATGATCGTAAGCGGTATCGCTTTCTATTGGTTGAGATATACCCTCATCAAAGAGGTCTTTATTTTCTATTGTATTATTTAGCATTAATAGCTTCCTTTGCAAACTCTAAAGATATAGGCGGATATTTTTTTGGATTAGCAATAATCCTGTGCGCCCAAGCTCTCATATCTTTAAGCTTCTTATCTTCTTGTGGTATTTTTTCCTGAATCATTCCCAATAACTTATCTGCATGCTTTTTGTTTTCTACTTGAGAAAGTTTCGGTGCTTCTAATTTCATATACTCAATTGGCTTTTCTTTTACCAATTGC